TTAATCTTTATTTTTGATACTTTTTTCTCAGTAAAATATAGATGCCTCTGCGTTGCCATTATAGCTAAACCTGAGCTAATAGACGCATCAAATTTAGTTCTGTTAGATATATCAAACTTTGCCCAATCCTCTAAGGTCCTTACGAATACACAATCGCCCATCTCGTCCTCAGACTTAAACCCAATGTGCTCTTCTATGTAGGACTCTATAGCGGAGGCGTGAGCCTGTTTTACGTCTTCACTTGAGTTAGGTATACCCCCAAGCTCTCTTTCTGTCTTAGAGAGCTTGTTAGCAGGCTTGTCGGGTCTGTTCATACTGAACCCCCTATACCCTCTATTCTTAAAATGGTATAATAGTCTCGGCTTGTTATTCTCACACAAGATTGGCATACCATAAAATACGCAAGCCATAAGCACATCTTCAAAGAATATCTCTGCCGTATCAGGTCTTGCTATATACTCTAAGAAGAACTGATTGCTTGGAGCATCCTCCATACTAAACTTAGTCTTTCCGTGTAGTGCTCCATTAGAACCACCACCCCCAACTACTCCTGATATGTCATAGCTATCACATCCGAATGCACCTATGTGCTCATTGCCCGGATACTTTACTCCATTCTTTTCTACTACCCTATTTTGTAAGTTCTTACTTGGTGTCCAAGACACATAGAACCTACCCCTCTTGTCAGGATTAAATACTACCTCTGTATCCTTTATACCATTCTTCCAAGAGAAAGACCCACGAGTTACGTGGTGCTCCATAATCAATGAGTCGTTATACTCAACCTGCTGATATATCTTGGTTAGATTAAATATAGACTGCTTGCTCTCGTCTCTAAATGCGTGTGACTCTGTCCTTGGGAACTGTCTGTAAAACTCATTCAATGCATCAGGGTCGCTCTTTAGAGAGTCAACCTCTCCCTTCCAATAGTCGATAGCACCCTGAGTTATCTCCTCTCCATCAATCCCAAGTACAGGCTCATCAGGTGTCCTGAATACAGGCATACCATACCTGTCTATAAACCCCTCCATATTCCACTCCATTGGAATAAACAAGGAGTATAGCCCACTCTTAGTCTGACCATTAGAGTTACGGTTTGTAACATCAGAGTCTCTATATAATTTCTTAAACTGCTCTCCACCTTTCTTTAATGCATTAGATGTAGACCCCATCATACACTTACCAATAACCTTACTACCCAATCGTAGACAGGTCTTAGTAACCCTCCAATTGTTTAATATATTGTTTGGCTTCAACCACTTCCCACTCTCATCGTGAACTAACAGCAATAGCTTCTCTCCATCATAGGAGTTATCATCTGTGTTCTTCCAATCTATAGTGGTATCCAATCCGTACAACTCCTCAGCAGTTGTGTCGTACATATTCTTTTTTGTAATCTTTGATGCAGGAATCCTAAATGCTAACTCAGTCTTAGGCTTATCCATACCATCCATAATAGGCTTAAAGAAGAAAGGTAGCCTGCTGTTTATTGGCACGACCTTATCCGTAAACATCTTCTTTGCATCGCCCCCTGTCTTGGATAGCATACCGACCCTCGCATCCTTTGCAAGTGTCCCTGTGTTCACACACTCAGATGAACTCATAAATGAGAAACCTGAACGTCTTATCTTTAGATAGTCTTGACCAAAGCTACGCTTGTCTGCCCTGCAAGCCTCCCAATGTAGGAATAATAATCTATTAGCCTCCCTGAAGTCAGGGTATCCTACATCAATAGAAGCCCATTGCAAGTACATATAGTGAGAGCCTGTGATATATGTAGGGATACCGTTTGACATAAACCACATCCCCTCTTCTCTTCTCTCAAACTCTCTCTCGATATAATCAACCCACCTATCTTTAAACTCAGATGGCTTCTCATTCCATTGGAATATAGACTGTATCCTATTTAATTCTTTTGGTATATCTGCCCTCTCCCAATACTGCTCAGACTTTTTCTTGTGTCTCTTGAAGCATTCCTTCGGTTTAGCAGGTAGCCCTATCCTTAGACTCTGTATCTCGATGACATCTCCTAACGTTCCGTCCTTAGATATAATAACCAAGTCATACTTACTGTCATATCCATACGTCCAAGTCTTAGCCTTGTTCTTATTTACAAGGACTGTCTTTGGTATATAGTCTTCTATAACCCTATGTAAGTTTCTATTTAGACCGTCTTTCTGCAAATCCCTGTTTTGTATCTGTCTTCTTAGGACCATTCTTCAAAGACTCTAACGCCTCCTTCTCAGATTCAATCCTATTCAATATCTCAAACGCATCGAATATAGCTAACTTCTTTGTAGCTGCTGCGTTCTTTAATCTGTCAGCAGAGATATCATCCTCCGGGTCGTGTTTTATTATAGCCTCCTTGGAAACCTTTATTAGCTGCTCTACCGCTTTATACCCTGCTTCTATTATTTTTAATTTTATATCCTTTGAATCCATCCTAACTTCATAGCTTCATTGTTATCTGATGGTCATACATCCTGTATAGCTTCTCGCCATCAATGTCAAACTCATACTCGCTCTCAGGCTTGAAGGATATCCTATCTCCATTATTAACACCCTTGCTAATCAGGTAGTCGTTGGATATCTTTACTAATCCTACAAGTGGCTCCTCCGAAAATGGTTTATATATATAGGACTCTGTTGCAGGTACAGGCTTTATAAAACAATACCTATCATAAGAGTACCAAGTCCCATCTTTTTTATATGCGTAGAACTGCTCAAGGTCCACAAAGAATAGGTCATCTTTGAAATAGCTCTTACCACTCCTACGCCTACCTCTCATATCGTTATAGAACTTGAATACGTTGTGGTGTACAAGTAGTGTATCTCCCTTGGAGATTTTTCCATCATATCCAACAGGAGTCTCAACTACCTCAGCAAACCTATTAGAGAACTTGTGGTCCTCTTCTGATGTGCTTACAATAAACTCTATGCCACCAATATCTTTGGTGTTGTTGTATCTCTTGTTATTTAATGGTCTTACAATAAATGAATGGGGTGACCTCATTTAAAACTCTATGTTATACTCTATGGACACAGGCATAGTTGAAGTAAACTCTTTCCAAAGTATTACCGCCTCACTATCGTCCTCAATCCATATTTTAATTGAATTACTATTATAGTCGTAGAATATTAGATGGATGGTATATGCACCCCTACCTACAGACTGCCCTACTATGTAGTGCATAGCCCCGGATTTGTAATCGGGTCCTATAGATATCTTCCTAATAATACCTGACATATTATGCTATATTAGTTAATTTCCAAATGCGTACCTCTGCTGATGGAACGTTACTCCAAGGACCTGCATTAACGTGAGCATATAATCCTGCTGCATCAACACCTGAAGAATCTCTCATAACCTCATAAGTCAAGATGTCACCTGCTAATGCTTTAAATGGTATAGTCTCCTCATAAGGTATCATTATACCTGTTGAGTTTAAATCAAAGCCTCGTGTAGCAGAATTTTGAACTCCATTCGTTAGGCTTCTAATTAAAAATGTAGCAACACCTCCTGATGAACCTTGTCTTTCAACATTGAAAAATATATTCAAAAGATATGTCCCTGCTTGATTAAATGTTATATTACCTAATGCGTCAATTGAAACAGGGTCTGAAGCACTACCGCCACCGCCATTAAATTCAACCTGCAATGCAGAGTTTGTACCTGAAGGGTTTTGATTATCATACGATATAGAATCTAAAACAGAAGTTATAGCAATATTCGATGACACTAATCCCACAATAGAACTTAATGTATAGTTCTGTGTTTGATTATTACTGTCTACATTAGTACCTATTACCTTGTCGGTTAAAGATGGTACTGCGTCTGTTGTATATGTTGATATCCTTGCCATTTACTTATTTTTCTTTTTTCTTTTCTATATGTCCTGTCTGAACATTAATCCTTATAGAGTCTCCGCCACCATACTTATCAGCCATCTCTCCCTCTATCTTGGTGTACTCCTCTTTTATTTTATCAATCTCGTTAATGATTGACCTCTTTGCTAACTCAGCATCAGCCAACTGCATCTTTGATTGATTAAATGCATTGAGCATACCTTGTACTCTCTCTAATTCTTTCTTGCTTAATTTTGCCATTTTATTTGATTCTTAATTTTATTTATACTACAAAGGTAATATATTTATATTACTTCTGTTTTATACAGGTGTAGGCTTAGGTATAAATTCCTGAAGAGTAAAGTAAAGACTTACATCTTCAAACATATCTTCAAGTATATCCTCTATAGCATCAAATTCAATAATGCTTATATAGATATCTCCTATAATATCCTGCACCGGATTTAATATTAAAGCACCTGTGTATTCATCCTCGATTTCTACCCAAGTTTTTAAGTTAACGTCATTATGTATTCTATATGCTTCCATTTTTTTTTACCAAGTTTTCTTTCCTAATTCATTCATAAAGTCATCTACGATACTATTCCAAACAGGAACCATTGTTGCAGATAACCCTGCAAAATAATGCCCAAACATCATTGTGTTTGAAGCCTGACTAAATACCGTACCGTTAAAGTTTACACCTCCAAAGGGTAGTACATATATAGAGTTTGCTGATGGTATAAAGTTTGTACTGTTTATTGATTCTAATACTCCGTTATGATAATTCTCTCCTGCTGATGGAGTTGTAAGCAAATTAATCCAAGTATGTCCTTGATTATTATCCTGATTACCACCACCGACTGCGTTATCTAAAGTCCAACTCCTACCAAAAGAAGTAATACCTGTACCCATCCTACGCCATACACTACCATCATTCGGAGGGTTTGTGCCATAAGACCCAAAGTCCCATCTCGAAGAGCTGTCTCTTATAACATTACCCACACAGACACTTGATGAGTTTAAAGCAGGGAAGTTGTCTGCAATTATATTAGAGCTTATGTATCCATTTATACCATCTGTAGTAACCCCGTCATAGTTCGCTGTACAGCCACCAACAAATGTAAGCTGCAATGTAGCCTGTGAAGGGTCCATAAGATTATACTTCTTAGTACCCAATGTATCCCCAAGCATTGGAGATATCTGAAGTCCACTCGCCTGATTAAATATCTCAGCGTCCCCAAAGTTTGCATATGCAGGGTCTAATCCTTTTATCCTTTTGCAAAAATTATCAATAGACTCTGCCTCTACATTAGTTAGAGTATACCCCTCAACAGAACTAAGCTCATTTGCATATGCGAGAGCAAGTGGGTCTGTTATTATATAGCTCGCTTCTCCGGAATATCTGTTACTTGTTGTTATTGATATTGAGTTTATCATATATTATTTATTTGTGGCGTACGACTTCATCATCTTCTCGCCTGTCCTACCAATTACATATCCACCAATACCGAGCTGCAATAAATTCCAAAACTCATTCTCAAGTGGTGGAATAGGTAGCTCTAATACAGGTCCTAAAAATTTTACATAGATAACTATAAACCCAAACGCTAACATAAGTATTGGTCTCCAACTTCTCTGTAGCCAATTACCCTTAGCCTCTGTTACAATTATCTCAGTCTGCAACTGCTGTAACTCAATTTGCTTCTTTACAAGAATCTCCTTGATTACATTCTGTGCCTTTATCTTCTCTTCCTTAGAGGTGAATAGCTTATCCAATCCGCCAAGCAAGTCTGTTACTACACTACCTCCAAACCAATCAAATATCTTCTTCATTAATTATATTCCTCCGTTGCATCAAAACTTGGACACTCCTTGGGAGAAAAATCCCTATGACCATAAACCTTAGCATCAGGATGCTGAATCTTCAACACCGTCAGTAACGTCTCCAAACTTTCTTTCTGCTCATCAGTCCTCGTGTCTTTAGGAGTCTTACCATCCTCCTCGACACCACCGATGTAACATATACCTAAACTATTTCCATTATGACCCCTACAATGAGCACCGGGGATATTATCCTCCCTGCCCTTTGCTATCGTTCCGTCAAGACTAATGATATAGTGGTAGCCAATATCAGACCATCCTTTAGCCTTATGCCACCCTCTTATCTCGTCAGCACTAATGTCCTGACCCTCTCTTGTTGCGGAACAATGGATTATAATTTTTTTAATTATCATTCTTCTTTATCTTACTCGTAATCCACCACTTGTAGATGGTATACCCTATAGATACTAAAAGTAATAGTATCTTTAACGATGTCTCAAGGGTTGATAGGGATATCATAAATGTACTCCCATTAAGTAAAAATAGCTTCATATCTGATACCCAACCATTCATAATTATTTTACTTTAACCTTTAACTTCACATCACTATTAGTTGCAGTAGAGACATACTTTCTCTTGCCATCAACATAGTGATTTATTACGGACATATGACCTGCAAATATTACAACGCTCTTATTTACCATAAAGCTACAATGCTATCTGCTGTTGTGCTTGTAGAAAGAACATTAGTAACCTGTACGGGGAAGAACCCTACGGGAACTCCTATGAACAATACAGTCTGACCTGCTGCTGTAATAACGTTCAAGTCACCCGACACTCCTACATATAGAACACATCCGTTACCTGCCTTTAAAAAGTCAAGCTGTTGGGTGTATAGGACATAGGCTTGTGCTGCTACCGTAAAGATATCAGCGTTCAATGTCAACTGACTCGTGGAGTCAACTGCTGTTACCGTTGCAGATAAACCTGCTGTTGTGTTTAACACAATGTCTCCAACCTTTACGCCTGCGAATGGTGCTGTGCTATCTACTAATTTGTTAGTAGATATAGATGTTGCTGACCCTGTAATAGTCTGTGCTCCGGGATTAGGTATATTAGCGTTATCGCTTTTATATATCGTTATCGCTGCACTTGCTTGTAATTTTTCGTATGCCATTTTTACTTTTTATTTTTTAAGGGAATACCTTATTTAGTTTTTTCTTTCTTGCTTCACAGCCACAGCTTTTACCTGTAGCCTTTGATACCTTCTCAACCATTGTCTTTACTCCGGTAGCCTTGGTGAACTTTTCAATCGTGTCTCCTAATCCTTTTGATTTCATTTTATTTACAAGTACAATTTTTATTTG